TAAAATAGGTTTAAAGTTTGCTTCATGGCTTGGTTTACAAAACGAAGGATTGATGAAACATTATGGTTTTGATGGTTCAGATCACTTCAGATATGCGAGGATTTTCTAATGAGTTTTATAGCACCAGCAGTACCTTATATATCAGCAGTTACTCAAGTTGCAGCAGCAAGACAAGCTAAAACTTTAGGTCAATTTAATCAAGCTGTACAAAATCGTAATGCTCAAGTAGCAGAACAAGAAGGTTTATTAATTGCACAACAAAATGAATTTGATCTTGCACAATTTGATAAAAAATTTGCAAGACTACAAGGAGAAACTAAAACACAAATATTAAATTCTGGAGTTGAATTATCAGGGTCAGGTTTAAGAATATTAAGAGCTAATGCTGAACAAGCTGAAGTAGAAAAAGATATTATGGATTACAATTCTAAAATTAATCAAGCTAAAAAATTTGAAGAAGCTAATTTTGCTAGAATACAAGGCAATGTAGCTAGACAACAAGCAAAAGCTGCAGAGATAGGTTATTATGCTCAAGCAGGAACAAGTTTATTGAAAGGTTTTGGATAATAGTATGCCTAAGATACCTACATACAATGCACAAGGAAGAATCACAGCTGAAGGACCAGGAGTTAAAACAGGTATTCAAATTTCTCCTAGATCAAGTGTAGCCGCTGCACTCGTACCAGCTGCTAATGAACTTGCTAACTACTCAATAAAAAAAAGAGATAATACAGAAAAATTAGAAGCAAATAAAAGTTTATTAGAATTAAAAGCAGAACAACAAAACATTATTGAATCACAAAAAGATAATCCTAATGATGAAGAATCTATTAATAATTACAAAACACAATTTACTCCTATTTTAGAAAAAACTTTATCAACTATTAAAAATAGAAGAGTTAAAGAACTTATTAAACAAGGTGCTGATTTAGAAAATTCTGAAAGTATTTATCATTTAAAAACTAATTCATTTAAAGCATACGAAAAACAAAGTGTAAAAGTTTACAATGATAAAATGAATATTGGTGTTAATAAATATAAAGCAACAGATAATCCTATTTTAAAAGTTAAATACAAACAAGAATTTTATCGTGATGCTGAAGAGTTTAATAAAGAACATATGCTAGGATCAAATGATCTTAAAAAGAGAAAACAAGCTATTGATTCTGTTTTATTGTTAGCTGATGCTGATTCTTTTATTGGTTTACCTAATGCCGAACAACAAATTAATAATTTAGACCAAGGATTAAAAGGTGATTCTTTTTTATCTAATGAAGATTTTAATAAAAATATTTATAGCTCTTATGAATCTAAAATTAATTCTTTAGCTGTTGAAGGTGATCCTGATTCTAATTATGATGAAGCCTTAAGACTTACAAATGAATTAGAAAATTTTAAAAGATATAATGGTGGTAAAGTTGTGTCAGGCAAAAGAGAACAATCATTTGCTATTTTAAAAGAAAAAATATTATCTGAAAGTATTAGACATGAAGATAAAGTAGAAAAAATACAACAAGGTAATTCTTTTTTTGCTTATAACTCTGGACAAAAAAAAATATTAGAAACTACATTTTATAATGCTTTTGATAATAGCTTTAATAAACCTATTAACAAAGAAAAAGCATTTGAAGCAACTTTAGAATATGACAGAAGAATTGATCAATATTTATCTGTTAACCCTGACGCTTCTTTAAGAGAAAAAGAACTATATGCTCGTGATTTAAGAATGAATATAATTGATAAATATAATGAAATATCAATAATAGATGTTAGTGAATTTAATTTAAATTCAAATAAATTTTATGCAACTAGAGAAACTGCAGATTTACAAAAATTGTATAATGAATATTTAGATAATCCTAAAGGAGATAATCTTTTAAAAACACTTGCAAGATTAAATGGTTATGCTGATGACAAAGGTAATATTGATGTTGGTGCTTTTATTAACGCTTACACTCCTATTCTTGCAAAAAGAAAAGAAGGTTAAACATGGCTGACACTCCATTAAACGAAGAAACATTAAATTTTTTCAAAACATATAACGATGGAGTAAAAAAAATAGAACCAGTTGAATCTGGTTTAATTCCTAATCCTGATCAAAAAGATTTTAATTTTTGGCAAAAAGCTGGTCGTTTAGGTTTGTCTGCTGGTCAAGGTGTAGTTAATGCTGCAGAAGAGACTTTAGATTTTTTAGATGAAAATATTGTTATGCCTTATGATACACCTGATACTTTATTAGGCAAGGTAGCATTTACAGATTTTATCCCTAGATTTATTACCCCTGAAAAATGGAATAAACCTACTCTTTCTCAATCAAGACAATTACCTATATTTCATCAACCTGAAGGACTAGCAGAAAATTTAACTGAAGGTGCTGCAAGATTTACTGCAGGTTTTTTAGGACCAAATAAATATTTTAAAGGAGTGGGTCTTGCAGGTACTTATGTGAAAGGAACATCTCGTCATTTTTTATCAGGAGCTATTGCTGATCTTACTGTTTTTGGTGGAGATGAAGGTAGATTGGCAGATATGTTGGTTGAATATGATAGTCCTGTTTTAAATAATGCAGTAACTCAATATTTAGCAACTGATGAAGATGATACTGAAATGGAAGGTAGATTAAAAAATGTTCTTGAAGGTATGCTTATTGTTGTACCTTTTGAAATTTTATTTGGAATCAAAGCATTTAAAAAAGCAAGATTAGCTAAAACAATAAAAGAAAAAGAAGAAATTTATAAAGAAGCTGGTGAAGCTATTAGTGATCTTAAAAAAGGCAAGAAAACTAAAAAAGTTTATAAGCAAATAGCAGAAAATAATGATGGTATTAATATGAAAGAATATCTTAAAAAACTTAATATTGGTCAGAAAGAAGCTAAAAAAGAAACAGAATCTTTTATTAAAAAAATATTAAATACAAAATCACTTAAAAATTCTGCTCAAGTCTTAAAAACTATAGATGATGTTGCAGAACGATTTGATGAAACAACAAAAGATTATTTACAAAATGATGTCTTAAAAAATTCAGAAGCTGAAGAGTTAGCAACTTTATTAGCAAGAGATAAAGGAGAAATTTTAAAAGCATTACCTAAAGAAGGTGAAAGAGCAAAAACTGCTACAGTTAGAATGATAGCATCTAAACAAATATTACAAGAATTAGCGTTTCAATTAAAAAATACTTCAGAAAAATATGTAAAACAATTTGGTGATGATAAATTAAAATGGACTAAAGAAGCAATAGAAGATGTTGCTTTACAAGCTCAAGTAGTTAGAAATACTGTGGTAGCTCTTAAAGATCAAATTAGAGGTGCTGCTAGAGTTACTCAAGCTGGTAATATTAGTGTAGTAAAATCTGCAGGTGAAATTTTAAATATAAATAAACTTGTAGATATTCTTCAAAGTTACAAAGGAGATTCTGCAACAATGGCAAAATTAATTAAAAATGCTTCTTTATCAGAAGTAATTAATAAAGTTGCTAAAACAAAATTTCAAAGATCAGTAGAGTTTTTTAACTCACTTTATATTAATTCATTATTGTCTGGTGTATTTACACAAGCTTTAAATATGAAATCTGGTATTTATGAAGCGTTAATTAGACCTTTAGAATTAATGGCTGGGGGTGCTGTTAGAGCTGACACAAAAGCAATAAGATTAGGTTTTGCTCAATATTCAGGAATGATGATGCACTTTGGCGATATTGTTAGAGCAACTCATATTGCTTTAAAGCAAGGAGATGCTATTCTTGATCCTCGTTCAAGAACACAAGATAATTTAGAAATTGTAAATGGCAAAGCTATAAGACCTATTAGTGGTTCTAATCTTGGTTTTGATGGAATGATTGGTTCAGCTATAGATTGGTTTGGAAAAGCAGTAGAATTACCTTCAAGACTATTAATGGTAGGAGATGAATTTTTAAAACAATCTAATTACAGAGGTAGACTTCATACTAATGCTTTAGAAAATACTATGGAAAGAGGTTTAGATATTAGTTCTAAAGAAGGCAAAGCAAATATAGAAAGAATTTTTAAAGAAGGTTTTAATAAAAATGGAACTGCTAATATTAAAGATAATGCTATAAACGAAAACGCCTTAAACTATGCAAGAGAATCATCTTATACTAATGATTTAAAAGGTGGTTCATATTTAGATTGGGGAGCTAAAATACAAACTTTTTTAAATAGTTCACCAGAGTTTAGATTTCTTGCACCTTTTATTAGAACACCTACAAATCTTTGGAGACACATGTCAAATCGTATTCCTGGTTTAGGCGTATTTACAAAACAAAATCAAGATTTATGGAGAAGCGGAGACAGGAGAGCTAGAGCTGATGTATTAGGTAGACAAATGGTGGGAAGTGCTGTGGTGTTATATGCTTTTAATCAATCAACAGAAGATGTTGTAGATAACAATGGTCAAAGTTTTCCTAAACTTACAGGTAATGGACCTGCAAATTTTCAAATTAAAAAAACTTGGTTATCTCTTGGTTGGCAGCCTTATTCTATTGCACAAAAAAACAAAGATGGTTCTGTAACTTATAAACAATATAACAGAATGGACCCTCGTTTTATGGTTCTTGGATGGGTAGCTGATATTAAAGAAAACATAGCTAACATTAATGATCAAGATAAAGAAGATATATTAACTGCTAGTATTATGACTGTTATGAGAAATGCTGCTAACAAAACTTATTTAAGAGGTATTACAGATGCCGTAGCACTTATTGGTAATCCAACAGAAAATAAATTTTCTCAATTTTTTGGTGGTGTTGTTGGTAATGTTATACCTTATGCTTCTTTAAGAAACCAAGGTATACCAGGAATACTAGAACCAGAAAAAGAAGCTTATGAAACTAGAAGTTTTATAGATAAAATTCTTGCAAGATCAGGATTAGGAGAAAAATATTTAGAACCAAGAAGAGATATTATTACAGGAGAACCTATAGAACGAACACCAAGTAGTTTATATTTTAATCCAGAAGGTGTGCTTTCATTTTCTTCTTTGTTGCAAGGACCATCTCTTGTGGGTAGACAAATAGATACTAAAAATAATCCTGTAGCTTTTGAAATAGCAAAATTAAGAATAGCTTTAACTGCACCTCAAAAAATAAGAAATAGAATAGTAGACTTAACAGAATATAAAAAAGGTAAACAATCAGCTTATGATTTTTTAATGGAAAATACAGGTAAAGTTAAAATTAATGGTAGAACATTTCAAGAAAGTGTACTAAACGAAATGAACTCTGTATTTTATAAAAATGCTGAAGCAGGAGATGTTAATTTTGATGGCGGAAGAGAAATGATTATAAAAAAAGTATTTGCAGCATATAAAAATGCAGCTTATGGTAAAATGCTTGAAAAATATCCTGAAGTTAAACAAGCATTAATTAATGCACAAAAAAAACAATCTAGTTTTTTTGATGGAAAAAAAGGAGAAGAATCAGATCAAATAAATATGTTATTACCTCGATAATGTGGTATTGAGTAATGAAACTATTTGATATATAGGAATAAAATATGACAGTATCAAGCACAACAGTAAAAAATTCATATTCAGGAGACGGAAGTAATGATACTTTTGTTTATGGATTTAAAATATTTGCATCGTCTGATCTACAAGTTATTAT